ACAACACCGTCTCCAGCGCCGACTCTAAATGTTATCTCATTATCTGTAGAAAAATCTAGTAAATTGTCGGCGTCTCTACCAATCTTGTTGGCAGCTAAATGTATATCACTATAAAAGTTTATTGCCATATTATTTTATTTTATTTAATTATATCCTATGTGTAGGCTACTGATCCAGCTGTTGCTCCAGCTAAACTTGTAATAACGACTCTAATATCGTTTGGTGGATCTGTCGCGCCAAAGTCAACGGTAATCACAGATGTACTAGCAGTACTCATATCATCAGTTGTTCTACCAATTTCAGCGTAAACCGTGGCCTCTGTAGTCTTGTCATACATCTGCACCGCTACATCAGCCGTGCCTAAACTATGTGTTATTGTAGCTCTCTTATCATCCGTCAAACTTGAAACATCAATATCACAAACAACTGCTTTAGCAGCCAAAGTATCAGCTGTAACAACTCTAGCGGTATCTGTACCAGTTAAAACTTCAGCTGCAGTTGCTAATTCAACCGCACCAACTGCACTTGCTGTTGCTTGTGCTAGTACCGCTGCACCACCAATTGTAAGCGCGTCTGTTTCTAAAGTACCATCGATGTCTGCATCACCTGATATATCTAAGCTAGTAGCCTCGATCTCTCCAGAAGATTTCATTATAATTACTGGGGTCTCGTTATTTGTTTTAAACTTTATTTGATTATCAGTAGAAAAATCAATTTGATTGTGAGCGTCTCTACCTACAACAAGAGAAGCATTTAATACTGATGTTATAGTAGTTTGAGCAGCTGTCACTGCAACATCATTTGCATTTGCAGTAATACCATCTCCACCAATAACATTAACAACAGAACTTGTAGCTGTCATACCAGCACCAGCAAACAAAGTTGCTAACGAACTAACGTTTGTTTGTTTCATTGTACCGCCATCATTATGCAGTAAACCATCTCCATTTGCAAAAGCTCCAGTTGCTACTGTAGAACCACCATCAAGTAAAGCAAACTCAGCGGCTGTTACAGCTCCATCAGCTGTACTTGCATCAGCGATCAATGGTATGTAACCACCAGCATCAGGTATGTAAACAGTATTATCACCAGTAGGATCCACAACTGTTAAAGTTGTTTCGTGAGCATCAGCAGTAGCACCTTCAAATACTACAGCGTTCTGCGCATTCATTGTTACCGTGTCAACCTGTGTTGTAGTACCAGCTACACTTAAGTTTGGAACAGTTAATAATCCTGTAGAAGGATTATAGTAAAGAGCTCCCGTATCGTCCAATAAAGCGTTTGACTCATCATTAAATACTACTGGGAAGTTTGTGTTTGCTGTTGAATTAGTAACAGTAGCTAACGATGTTGTACCAGTTACATTACCAGTAACGTTACCAGTTAAATTACCCGCGAAAGCTGTTGCTGTTATTTTTCCCGTTGAAGGATTGTAGTGAGCGTTACCATCTGTTTCTAGCCCTAAGTTACCACCATCAACGTCACCACCTGCGACGAATACAATTGGGTTGTCTTCATCAGTACTTTCGTTATCTGTGATTGTAACAGTGGTTGCTATTGCAGCAGTACCAGTTGTGTCAGCATTTTTTAATGCAAATCTAGCGCCAATAGCTTTAGATGACATTATATGCGCATCTGCATCAGTAAACTCAGCTGTAATATCTATATCGTCTATAGTGTGACCTCCAACAATATAATTTGTTGATGTTATATTATCTAGACCGGTTAAGTCACCTGCTATGTCAGCATTACCACTAATATCAAGAGTAGCACCATCAACCTCACCTGTTACTGTTATACTATCTACATAAGCATCTTTCCAGCGTACCCCTGTAGTACCTAAATCAACATCACTATCAGATTGTGGTCCAAATATATTGTCTGCTAAGTACACTTGTTCTACATTGGCTGCATAAAAATGAATTTCATCTGCAGTTTCAAAATCTATTTTTGTTTGATTGTCTTCACCAATTTTTAAATCAGTAGCTAATATAGATGTTATACCAGTTTGAGCTGCGTCAACCGTGAATGTTAAGTCGAACGGATCACCGTCACTACCATGAGAAGTATCTGTCCAGTTAGTTGTTATACCAGATCCTATAAACTTAATTTCTTCAGCGTTGGAAACTGATACTTCAGTTCCATCGTCATCCTCTATTATAAAGGCACTCATAGCGCCAGATCCAATATCAGCGTGGTTTGCAACTTGTATAAAGTTAGTACCATCATGATAATGTAAAGTATTAGCCGTTGTATTATAATACATTTGTCCAGAAACTGGAGAAGGGCTACTAGGTGCGGAACTTAACTGATGTGGACGAAGCCGCTCTATGTCGTTCCCGTTCATATTTATCGCACTATAAAAATTAATTGCCATTTTATTTTGTTTTTGTTATTTTTAATTAAGATATGCTTTCCCAGTAGTTGCTAAAGCAGATCCATTGGAAAAAAATGTTATTGTTAGTTGATTTACTGAGTTATAAGTTACAGCAGCTGTAAGTATCGTCCCACCAGTGTCTACCACTGTTACAGAGGGATACCTACCCAAATTATGAGTGATAGTCCACGTGTTAGACGAAGAAGTCTGAGAGTGTGTATATGTAATATTTGATGTTACTAACTCCAACGATGTAGTTGAGCTAGCATTACCTATCCATGTCATAATTTATTAATTTATTACTACGTCTACTAAAGCCGTTGGGTAGCACTCTGGTGAGGAGTCATCAGCCAAGTCACTTCCCCAAGCGGCGCTAACCACCGCTGTTGTATCACCCGTTATTGATGATACTGTTCTTGTTTCTCCAGTTACTAAGATCTCATCTCCAACAGATAATTCTGAAGTATATAAAGTGTTAGTACCAGGAACGTCTGTATTAGTTCCGGTTACATCTATGCTTCCTGTTAAAACGAAATTATCACCATCTGTTAATTTAATATACAAGCCATACTCACCATCAGAGTTATTGAACGATACATTATCGTATAGTAAAGTTGCTCCTATGGGTAATTCTACTCCCTTTAAGAGATAGAATTTACCTGTAAGCTGCTTTTCTATATACAAGTCTACTTTGCATTTAGCGACTTTTTGAACATTTGTTAAATATATTTTATTTACATTAACGTCGTCCCCGGCCGCTAAAAGCTCTTGAGTAAGCTCACCAGATATATTAAAGTATTGAGCCATTCTTATTCAAAGAATACCATATATTCAATAATGGTTTCAGTGTCATCAGACATGTCTATAGTGATATCCTGGTTCGACGCGTGACCGTAAGTTCCATCGTCTGTTTCAGAGGCACTAAATCCATCTCCGTCAACTGGAAGCGCTAACCAAGGGAAAAGCATCCAATCTCCACCATATAATCTACCTATTGTATACGGTGTAGCAGCTGAATTACCTATACCTATTATAGCATATTTATCTGTTGCTGTACCTGTATTTTTAATATATACTTTAGCTGATTTTTGGGCAGTAATATCTTGGAAGCTATTTAACGTTATCAAATCTGTTAAAGTTGTGCTTGCCATTTTTTTTCTCGCTAAACCTGTTGTCTCTGTAATACCAGTCGTAGTACCAGCCGTTGTCATTGTCATCGTGTTCGAAATAGATAACGCGTTGTCAGCTATGTCAGAACTGGCTAAAGTTATTGTTGCTGTTGTTGTTGCCATATTTATTTATTTATTTATCGTTATTATTAAGAAGCAGTTGTTAATGTTTTACCCTCATGTATCAAAGCAAATTCAACTACTTGAGTAGTTGTAATAGCTTTTATACTTATGTCTTGACTAGCAGCTGCTGCCTCTAAAGGTATAAACATCCAATCACCAGCATATAGTCTACCGATTTTATAAGTTGCTATATAAACTTCTATATATTTAGTTTCATCCGTATGCTTGTTAGCTACATAAACTTTATTAGCTTTGTTAGCACCCGCTGTCGTAGCATCTATTATATCTACTTCTGTCCCAGCCGCCACTTCTAATCTTTCGTATTGAAGTCCATCTAACCCTGTTGTTGTTCCCGCTTTGTAAAGTGTTTGAGTTGCTGACACAGACAACGCGTCAGAAAGCAAGTCAGTACTAGAAAGCGTTAATGTCGCCGTTGTTGTTGCCATAATTTTTTACTTTTTATTGTTTAATTAATTTTTTCTCTACCGTACCATCATCATAGATATAGAAGAGAAGTTTGTTTTTTGTTTGTTTTGTTGGTCTACCTAAAAGATCAGTAATCTGCATAAGTTTCTTTTCTACAGGTGTTCTAGTTAATAATGGTCCTGACCAAGTACCATCACAATAGTCATATGTTGCTTGACATATAGTATCCCATTCGTTTTCACAACAGTAATCATCTACTGAAATAACCCAAGCATAACATTCGTCATTGAGCCAGTAAGGATTCCCTGCACCAGTAATACAATTAGCGCTATATAAACAAGATATAGAATCATTAACATTAGCAGCTGATTCGTAGTTATACGCGTTTGGATCCATGCAACCCATAACCACTTCGACACACGAACCGTTGTCCGTGTTAGCAAGTGAATCATAGTTAAGAGCCAAACTATCCATACACCCATAAACATAAGGGATACAACTAAAATCCTCCGTGTTTGCTTGTGGGTTATAATTAAGCATAGAAGGATCCGTGCAGCCAGATATGTAAGGTATACAAGAATTGTTATCACTATTTGCTAATGGATTATAATTAAACATTGTTGAATCTGTACAGCCAAACACGTATGGTTCACAACTACCATCTTCAGTATTACAACTATCACAGAAATTATACATTGTTGGATCTATACATCCATATATAATAAGATCACAGGTATCAGGTGTGTTTGCTAGTGGATTGTAGTTAAAAGCTAACTCGTTCATACAACCTAAAATAACAGGCACACAACCACCATTATCCACATTAGCAGATCCATTGTAATTAAAAGCAGTAGAGTCCATACATCCAAAAACTACTGGAGTAGTACAACTACCATCATCTATATCAGCAGCGAATCCTTGAGTGTAATACTGTAAATAACCAGGATTAGTACAACCAGGGTCATAATAACATGTATCACTTGTATTTGCCAAGCTATTATAATTGTAGGCAGTAATCTCCATACAACCCATAACAACTGGTACACATTCGTTACCGCAATAAGGTTGTGCTTCATAAATATCTAAAGCGCTTCTATAATTTCTTAATTTATTCTCATTTGGACCAGGCCAAGGATTATTACCTTCATATAGTATAGTCCCAAAAGAATTCTCTAATTTAAACGAATTTTGTATCGTTTGTATATCTAATTGTTGAGCGTTTTGCTGAGGTGTAGGTATTTCAAAATAATAGAAATAAACCTCATCATAAGAGTTGAGCTCTAAAGCAAAAGTATCTGAGTATATATTGTTGCCATTAATTTTAAATTGCCACAATGAATCACCTTGCTCAACACCTAGCCAACAAGCTCCCCATGAATCCCCACCATCATCATATAATATTAAATCATAAACACAAGGTGAAGTTAACAACATAAAGTCAGCGTTTGGATCATAATTGAATGCTGTTACATCAGTACAGCCATAAGCGGCTAGTGTCACACAGCTACCGTCATCATCTGTAGCTAAAGAATCATATTCTAAATAAGTGTTGTTTGTACATCCGTATATAATAGTATCATTGTTACAAGACGCCGATGTATACCAGTTAGACGATGCTGTATATCCAAAGTTAGGTGGGTTTAAATAAAACACCGTATCTTGACAATCTAAATTTGTAACTAAACAACCACCAACAACTGATCCACCACCAATACCATCACCATAGCTGTCGTTAAGTGTAAACATTATTGAATCTCCAACAGGTATACATACTTGAGTATGTACTGTTTGTCCTGTCTGTGTATAATCGTAAGTATTAGTTGGAACTGAGGCAAATGTATCTGTAGCTGAATATATTAACCAAGATGTTTCATTTGGCCAGTTATCTAAAGTTATAGCTATATCAACTAATGATTTGTTTGCAGTACAAACAACTTCCATAATACAACTACCATCATCAACATTAGCCCAAGGATTATAATTAGTAGCAGTTGGATCCATACATCCATATGAATATATACAACCAGAATTAATAGTTGCTGTTGGATTATAATTTGAAGATATAGTATCCATACAGCCATATATAATTGCAAATGGATCACTAACCATTATATCATCAATACATATATCACTAGTGAAACTCGCTCCAGTAGTTCCTTTAAATGCTACTTTGAAAGCATTATTTGCCATTATTGGATAATAAGCAAATTGCCATTGATTGCCCTGGTTGCCAGATATAGTATCAATAGGTATATATATACCGTTTGTTAATATACCTATCTCTAGATCGCCCATAGACGCCCCATACATATGATACCAGAATGATAATACTTTACCAGGAGTTGCAGATACATCAAATACAGGTGTATAAGATATAAATTCTTTATCAGGATAATTAGGCGAGGATGATTCTATGTAAAAATATACACCATTACCAGTGGTGTGATCTCCTGAAGGACCAGTGTTTATAGATGTTGTAGCCCCTTGCATTAACCACCAATCTCCATCATCATTTGTTTCTTGCTCTAATGGGATAGCGTTTTCAAAATCATGTATCCAAGGAAAAGTATTTACAACTTGTCCGAAACTAAATATAGGTAATAATAATATTAATAATAGTTTTTTCATTTTAAAAATCACTCATTAGTTGGTTATCTATTTCTTCTTGTACTTCTTCTCTTGTTGCTACCATTTTAAAACTAAGATCAGCTTGGAATCTAGCAACCTCTTCTCCGTCTTTAAATATTATAATAGTAGGTATAACAGCTATCTTATGCTCTGTAGCTAATTTAGGACTATCGTTTATATCTACATAAGCTATAGTCTTACACTCCTTTAAATCTTGAACCCAAGAAACTCCATTGGCACTATTCCAACTGGCATTAAATTGTGAAACTTGTATTTGACCAAAAGCAGTTGCAACTATTAACCAGAATATAATTACAAATAAATATGCTATTCTATTTTTCATTTATCTATTATAAAGTTTATCTTCTATTTTCTCTAGAGTCTCTTTAATTTCTTCAACATCTGATTGCGTAGTTATAATTGTATTACGAATCATTTGGTCTTTCATGTCAAATTCCATACGAGTAACATCTGGTGGTAATGGAGCTGGTAATTCCTTTGCTTCCGCAATATCTGCTTGTAAAGCAAACCACATTCCTATTATAGTAGCCATAGCGAATCCTATAGCTATTAAACTCTTAATACTTACTTGAAACCCCGTATCTTCATTTAATTCCTTTGCCATTCTAAAATATAGTGTAATTTAATCCTAGTTTAAAATCGTACCATTCTCTGTTCCAGTACTTGTTGTATTTTCCTTCTACAAAATAACCTAATTGTTTATTTACTTTTATTCCGTAAATTAACCCACCTGAGTAATCATACCATTGCCCATCAACATAGTTATGATAACTAAACTCGCTACCATCATCATAATGGTATGGCATTAAACTTCCCCAAGCGTGTAACCAGGTTTTTTTAGAGTATTTATAATAATCAAAACCCATAACAAAAGAATGCTGTATGGTTTTCTTTAATTCGTTTCTTTTCTTTTCTGTGTAATCAGCTAGTACTCCTGGGATAACTACCGCCTCCCAAACCTCAGCACTAGTAGCAACCACCTCTCCAGTAGGGTTGTAGTACGTGTTGCTATACACATCCACCGTATAACCTTCCTGTAGTGCTAAATAAGTATAATGGATATTACCATTGCTTAATGCCCATTCGTCTAGAGCATTATAACCATATGGCTCTGCCAATCTATGCACCATCCCAACATTCCATGATAGGTTTTTACTTTTACGCTGTCTATATCTCTCCGATGCTTCGAAATATTTAATATCCGCAAACCCATCTTCTAGGTACTCTAGCTTTAAAGCAAAGAAGTTTATACAAAGCTCATCCTCACAACCATCATCAGAACTAAATCTAATGAAATGGTGCTGATCCATATAGTCAACACCCTCCTGTCTTTTGTAATCAACTTCAAATAAGTATTCAACTCCTTTTACTTTACCTACAGTAGCCGCATCACTGTAATTAGATTCCGTTCCATCATAAAACGTTTGCGCTTTATTCTCATATCCAAACCGAGCAATCTTACGTAAACCTATGGTAAAATTATAATCATAAGGAGTTGAAATAGTTTGTGTAGATAAACCATTATCTACAGAAAATACATCAACGTCAGAAAGCGATGTTCCACCGTTAACTGCGGCATAGAATGTAGAGAACTTTAACAGGTCCTTAATCTCTTCTTTTCCAAATGTCTGGGCCACTGTTATATTAGATATAAGTAGTAGCAGTATTATTAGTCTTTTCACCATCCTTTTATTATCACTTATTTTTTGAATTGTTTACTTATCTAACTCTTTCTTTTCTTACTCTTTCTTTTCTTACTCTTTCTTTTCTTCCCCCCACGCTACTTTTCTTTTTCTTTTCAGTTTCAACCCCAACGCTATATGGTGTCCAACCAGCGCCCATAAGGAATCTCTGCCATGTTTCATATTGGTCACTCAAAGCATGACTCATATTAAATATGTTTTGGTATGGTGAGTAAACAGGAGCATTAGTAGTTGCCTGTATAGTCATTAATGAAGCCTCTAAAGATGGATTACCTAATTCAAATTTAAATTTATCATCTCCTCTTATTTTTGCCCACTTTTTAGTATCACCAGCTCTATCCAACATGCCAAACTTAGAGCCAACTGGAGGTGATATATTTAATAAATCTTCAGCAACCTCGCTATAATCAGCGTTATAACCCTTTGCGGATTGCTTGAAATATTCTTGCGTAGCATTTTTAAATGCTGATATAACAGCACCTTGTATACCAAAACCTCTTAGCATAGAATCAGCTGTTGTGTTTAACATCATTGATTTTGTGTTAGCTATTTTTTCTTCAGGCACGTCATCATCATTTAATAACATTGCAAACAATGCTGATTGTAATCCAGCGAATACAGCTACTTGAGCTCCCATGTAATAAGATATTCTACCTACTTTTTCTGTTAACTCTCTACCATCTTTATATCTACCTTTAGATATATCTAATATATCTTTCATACCAGCTCTATTCATCTGCATAGGCGTATTAGCAAATGGTAATATAAATCTACCTATTAATGATGTTTGTTGTTTAGATAATAAATCTGCTCTTGATGACTGTTGAGTTCTCTCTGATAATACTTGAAAATCTAACCAAGCTTGTTTTTCAGCTTCTTTAGTTTTCATACCTTGCTTTTCATACATCTTAATTCTATTTCTATAGAATGTAGCGCCACCAAGTGATATTGCAAAACTATCCGCCATTTTAGTTGGTAAATAACCAGCCTTAAGAACTTTAGCAATCATTCCTTGTATAGGATTTGTTGAAGAAGCAGCTGCGGAAGCAAGTTCAGCTTCAGTCACGTTTATAGCTAAACCATCTCTTCTTTGTTTTAACATGTCAGAGTTCATTATAAACTTAAAATCTTTAGCAAACTGTTTTACATTGCCCATTGCTCTAGCGGCGGCAATAGGGTTGTTCTCTCTCATGTTTAAGAAATTGGTAGTAGATATAGTTTGTAGTAAAGCTGATCTAGTGTTAAAATTCATAATAGTACCAATACCTCCATTTAGATAGTTCATCATAGCAGCGCTACCTCTATCCATCTTTAAAGATCTAGTTCTACCAGTTTCCATACGATCAAACATATCTGTGACATTTTCTCTCCACTCAGTGCCTAATTTAGACTCCATCTTGTTTAGATTCTCTTCGGTAAATATTTCATTTTTTCTATCTATCCACTCTTGAAGATATTGTTTTCTACTAACACCTCTATTTATATTTGTCACCTCTCCAGCCATTGTCTCTGCCCACCAGTTTTGACCTGGTTCTTTTAAGCCTTTTTCTTGCTTTGTTATTCTAGCAAATTGTTCTGCATAGGCCTGTAGTTTTGGGTTGTTTTGAATATGCTCAACTAATTTAGCTTCTGTTGTTTTAGCTAGATCAGGAATTTTATAACCAGCTTTATTCCAAAGATAAACTCTCATAGCCATGTCATTAGTAAATGTAGTCCCTTCAACTTCTTTTGATATTTCTTTGACAACATCTTTATTTTGTCTACGAAGATTTATATAATCGTTCTTAGCGGATTGTCTAGCTGTATTATAGTCTCTTGTACCTCTTTCAAATGGCATTACAAACTCTTCTTTAAACCATTTTTTATTCTCTATACCTTTCTTACCTTTGCCATATAAAGGCTCTATAAGAAGCTCTAAATCAGCAGCGCTATCCCTCATAAACACTCTTCTACGCTTAATATCTTTACCTCTAACTTTAGCTTCAGCTTTTGAAAATATTTTTTCAGAACCTATATCTAAAGAGTGTTCCATTATTTTGTTGACACTAATATCTAAATTTTCACTAGCTAAAGCTTGTTGAACTTTAGATTTTATATCTAGTTGGTTTAAAACATTTCTAACGGCCTTTACGTTAGGCATAGCGTCATCTACAAAATACATATCGTTATATCCTTCTGAAAACTTCTCTAACATCCACATTGCTTTTGCTTCGCCTGTACTATTACCCAAACCAGTGATGTTTTCTATAGGTAATTCTACACCTTTAGATTTTAACCAAGCATGTATTGCTGGTGCCGCTTCTTGCATTCTAGCTGTTAGAATATAAACATTTTCATTGCCATATTTTTTTATTTGATTTCTTAGTTTTTGCATTAATGGTCCTTCTACACCGCCCTTAACATTTACAAAATCTTTAAAATCAAATTTATAACCTTGCTCAGCAAGCTCAGGTCCTTTTAGTGGAAAGTTTTCAGAACTTATTTTTATAGATTCTTTACCTCTAGTTGCCGTAACAAATTCTTTACCTTTTTCTCTTAATGTTTCATCAAAATCAAAAGTACTCATACCTCTAGCTACTTTTTTTCTTTTTCTACCTAAAGCTATAGCGTTATCTATAGTTTTCATGGCTTCAACTTTTTCAGTAGGAGACATTCTTTTGCCATCTACACCTACTTGATTAAGCATTTTGTCTTTTAATTTTTCCACAGCTTTAAGAGCCTTACTACTTGTAACTAAATCTAAAATTAATTTGTCATAAGTTTTACCGGTTCTTAAATCTAAAGTGTTTTCAGCCACCTTCATTTCTCTCATCCAACCGTACTTACCGGTTTCCGTGGTAAATACAAATTCAAAACCGGTTTTACCACCAAATTCCGGCGCGTCGTATTTTGCTTGTACAGATTTTTCTATTATACTTTGTCTAAATATTCTTGTTAAAGGTTTTAGGTTTTCTAAAAACACCTTTTTACTACCAGCGTTTTTAACCACATTTAACATAAGATTAGTACTCATGTTTAATGCTTGAAACTCATGTTCACTATGCTTTGATCCTCTTTTTATAGATATAGCGTCATGTGTGGCTAAACTTCTAACAAAACCATCTTCTATACTAGTTTGTATTTGTAAATATCTTTTTATATTGTTTAGTGCAAATACTTTATCTTTAGATTTATTAAAATAATCAAAAAGTTTTTCACCCATAAACTCCATCATTTTTTGATTTGCATCTAAAACCTGTTCGTATGTAGAGCCTTTATTTGTTAAATATTTTTTAGTTATATAATTAGCAAACTTCTTTTGTGTTTTTTCGTTTGTTTTAATATCACTAAACTCTGGTAATTCTAAAGCTTTATTTATTCCAGCTTTTAAAGTACCGTTCTTAATAGTTTTAACATGCTTAAGCCATGCTGGTGCTTTTTTACCAGAACCTTTAAACTCTTTACTAAAAGAATCCCACCAATCATTATTTCTTCTTTCTACTTGTCCTTTTTCGTTTACAAATAGTGTTTTACCAGCGCCCGTTCCAGCTGATTTTTTTAATATTTGGTGTAATGCTATTTCTAATGGTAATTCGTTATAAAAATCCTTTAAAAACGTATCATATTCTACTACACTATTACGATCTTTAGACCAAGAAGTTTCATCAAACTTTAATTCGTTTACGATTTCTTTAGGATAACCTTTTTCTTCTAAAAGTTGTTTCATTTCGTTTCCAAACTCAACTTCTCTCCAGTTTTTAGTTAATCTAGGTTCTACTATTTTTGTTATATTTTTTTCTAAAACTCTATTAGCCTCGCTTACTTGTTCAAATACATCTTTAGATATTTCTCTTAACTCATATCCCATTTCTTTAGCGATCTGATCAACAACATTTAATTTGGTATCAAACAAACGTTTGTAATCCTTGTTGTTTTCAATCATTGTTCTTAAGCGTATCTCTGGGTATTTAAGTTTACCGTGATCTAACCCTTTCCACTCTTTAATAAAGTTATTCATTACATCTAGATCTTCAGATGCTAATTTTTCAGGGACAGCTCCTCGAAGCTTACGCATTGCTAATTCAGCCATTACACCTTCTAGTTTAGCTTTTTGCTCTGACCAATATTTTACATCTAAAGTTGGATCTTGTAATTTAGAATCAATTTCTTGTTTTATTTCTTTTAAAGACTCTCTGTATATTTGATTACCAAAATGTTTTCCTATACCATTTTTTAACACATTTTGTTTTGCTACTTTTGTACCAGCGTCTCTACCAGAATTTATTACTTCTTGTACCTTGTCAACAAGCTGTTCTGTTGCTTTTTTCTTTTCATATTTATAAGCTCTAGCGTTTGTTCTACGAGCTTCTTCAACGGTTAACTCAGCTGTTTTGTATTTTACACCGGTGTTTTTATGTGCGAAGTTAAATATACTTTTTGCAGCATTTGTATTTTCATAAAAATTAGGGTTTGACGTTAATTCTAAACCAGCATCGTAAGATATAGCTTTGTTTTTAGCAAAAAACGGAGATTGAACATTATTAATTTCAGCGGGTTTCATACCTTCTTTAACACCAATCATTTTGTTCATAGCCGCTTCGGTAATAGGTTGTAATTTTTCACCTATTTGAACACCAGTGTTTTCTTCTAATTTACTTTCGTAAAAAACTTTTTTAGATTCAGCTTTTATGCTTTCAACAGAAGCTGGATCCATTGTTCTTTTTTGCCCACCTTCAAATTCAAATTTATGCTCAGGTAGATATATACCTTTTCTTTCTATATTTGGATTTTGAGCATCAAAGCTTTTGTCTACCTTACCACCAGCCATGTCAACATCTTCAAATATTCTTTCAAACTCAACAAAGTCACCTACTTTGGTTTCTCTTATATCAGTAACCTTACCAACACCACGTTCAATTATCTCTTGCATTCTTAACCTAGATTGACCAACAACCCAAGTCATTAACTTACCCTTGTCAGGTGTATATTGTTTAAATATATCTTGAAAGCCTCTTTTATCAGATAAAAAGTCCATAGCTAACGCTGATCTTTTTGACTCCCAACCTCTATCACCTAAATTAATTCTAAACTGATCACCAACACTTCGATTCCAAGAAGATATAGCTATGTCAAACATAGGCCCTACTTTTTTACCTAGCACAGGATAATTAGCATCATAGTTAGCAGAGCGTGGATTTGGATCTGATAGTTCTTTATAAGCAGCCATTTTATCCTTGCCTTCAGCTAGTTTTGCTTCGTATTCTTTTTGAATATCGCTAGCTAATTTTTTAGGATTATTTACTTTTCGCCCTTCACCTAAATCTAAAGTTTCAGAACTATAAGTATCTTTACCGGTTCTACCTTCAGCTAATCTTTCAGCTTTACGTATTGCTGTGGCTTCAAAATCAATAACACTTTCTAATTCAGAGAACATGTCAACAACACTTTTACCTTTCTTTACGTTTTCAGCATACTTAGAAAACCATTCAACAACATCTTTTTCTCTACTTAAATTTATTTTTTTACCAGTAGTTTTACCTAAAGTAGATAATAAATCTCTAAGACCAACAAAACCATCAACTTCACCAGAATTTTTTATATCAAAGTAATTATTTTTATTACCTATCTGCTCCGCGATATGAGCAAACAACTCCCATTGAGATATTCTTTGCTGATTAGTTGGACTTGAAAGATCAAATTTCTTTAATTCAATAGATTGAGAAAGCGTCATCTTTTTCCCTTTTAAGCTTTCATTGCCAAGTTCTTTAGCCTCTTGCTCTGTTACTAACCTTTTTAATGTTACATTATTACCAATACTTTTTAAAGTATTCATAAATTCACCTTTAAACACAGCGTCTTGACCAAATAACTCATCAGTATAGTAGTGATGCACCTCGTGTGGCATTACATCTGGGCTATATAACTCAGCATTATATCTAATAGTTGTTATTTTACTTTTAGGATCTTTAGATATTTCAGCTTTCTTATTTGGGTCAATAGCTTGTTGTTGAAATTTAAGTTTTTTATTATTTACAACCTCAAGTTTAACCTCTCTTCCAGCGGCTTTTTCTTCAGCTAAAAATTGTTTATGATCTTGTTTTACCAACTCATCTGCTCTTGATGGGTCCATATAACCCTCAGCTCTATAAAGCTGTTGAAGTCTACCTTCCATACCATCAAATATCTCGTAGTGTTTGTAAAATTCTTGTAGGTTTTTATCAGATAAATTTTTATGTAATTTATTTTGAGAGTTTTCACTAAATATATTATTTTGCTCAGCTTCTGTTAGCTCAGCTAATCTACCAGATTCTCTCATTTTATCTAACGCTGTATCTCTAGTTCTTCTTAAAGCCGCTTTAGATTTAAAATCTGTAAAACCTTTAAAATGCCCTACACCTAAACCTAGTCCAGTAAAGTAATTAGTAATCAATCTCATTCCAACATCACCATAATCACCGTAATGGTGTTCCATATAATTACCAAGTTGCTTATTACCTAACATGTCATCAACTATAGCATTTGCTAATTCACCGCCTTCAGAACCAACAACAAAACTAGCTGGTTGTGTTACAAACGTTTCAAATAGTTTTTTACTATTTAAACCTATTCTAGCTTCTCTACTTCCAAGTTTTATAGACTTATCTATATCTTTTAAATAGCCTTTTCCTTGTAAAAATGGAGACAATGGGGCTATAACTCTACCCATAGCTCCAAAACCAAAACCAGTAGCAAAACCAAATTGTTCACCAGCTTCAGGTTTTAGTTTACCTTTTGTTATATCAAATTGAGTAAACAACTCAAATTTACCACCCTCTAACAAACCAGACGCCCCAATACTATAAAATCTATTTTTAGCGCTTTGAACGGATCTTAACCCTAAGTTAGCTGCGTAATCTTTCACTTTGATTCCTTGAGCTGTTGCTCTAGCTTTTATACTTGCATCAGTAAAAGTTTTTCCATTTTTAACCCACTTACCACCATTTAAAGCCTTCATTAAACCGTTAAACTTACTAGTTACACCGGTAACGCCCAGAATTTTATTGTATCCAGCAAACTCAAACATCATTTTATTCATACCAAGAACACCCTCGTTAAGACCTTCTTCAAACGAAGCTTTTACTTGTTTTTCTTCAGCTTTAGTTTTTTTAATACCTAAATTATCATAAATTTCACCAGTTTCAGTTAGTATAGTCCTATTGGTAGAACCCAATAATTTATCAACATGATACTCACTAGTCCAAGGTCTTATTAAAGCAGCTGCAGATTGCTTTAAAGCAGCCATGTTTTTAGGTGGTAGTAAAGCGCCTAAATATTCAGGTTTTTCTATATCAACAATACCATCGTTTAATAAATACATACCTTTAAGCGACTCAAATTCTCTAGTGTATTCTAGATCGTCTTGTTTTAAAGCTTTAATATCAGTTTCGTAATTTGAAAATAAATCCTTTTTTCTTTTTTTATACTCAGAATCTGTTTCGTCTTTTTTTCTTCTTAATTCACTCGCTGGTACAGGTGAAAAATTAGCAAACTCCGTATCCATCATTAGATCTCTTAAACTGCTCTCAACTATACGTCTGTTACCACCAGTTGGATCGTCTGCTATTTCATAACCAGATTTAAGTATAGACCACTGTTTTACTTCGTCTAGTTTTTGGTTATGACCAGATAATGTCAATGCTGATCTTTCAAATTCATTTCTTAAATAGTCTAATTGATCCTCTGGTTTAAGTCTACCTAAAATATCGTTATATTTTTCTTGCGTTTCCTCAACACCTAAATCTACTGTATTTTCAGTTTTATTTTTAGTTAATTGCCCAGTATTAAGATCGTAAAGCATAGAGCGTTTTTCTCTACCCTTCAAGCTTGTAAGTTTTTCGTAAGCTTCTTTTCTTTTAGCCTCGTCTAAACCACCGTTGTTTATAGCTTCAACAAGATTAGCTATCTCTCTATCAACACCAGAATATCCACTTATAAAAGTTTTTCTAGTATCATCTTGCCATTGACGGATATTAATACCTTGCTTTTCAATGTTCTCTTTAGTGTTTAAAGCCGTGTTGTTTGCCTTGTTATTTTTTTCTAAATCTAATTTTTCATAGAACTTTTGTTCAACAATAGTTTCAATATCGTTGTTTGTTAGATTTCCATACAGTGGATTTCCTTCTTCATCAACGCTTCTATCTCCAAACCAACCCATTCCAAAAACTTCACTTCCACCTAGTTCTTTTTTTACAACGTCTAAAAGATATTCTTCAGGCGAACCAAAATCACCAGCCTCAACTTGTCTTTCTTGTAGAGTGAGTTTATTTGGGTTTTCAATCATTTTTTCAAATAACTTTCCGTCTGAAAAAGCTTTATCTAATTCTTTTTCAAAACTTACCTTATCAGAATTGTAATCTTTAGATTTTTTTCTAGTCTTTTCTTTTACCTCATCAACGTCAATACCGGCAGCGTATAAAGGTCGCTCGGCAGTTGGTGTAAATGGATTTATATAAGCATTAAATGTATTTGATATTTTATCACCCCAAGTTGGTGATTCCGATGAACCATCTTCCGATTGTGACCCCGTACTTTCTTGACTCATCGTCGGGTCTCCCGTCGAGTCTACTGTCTTTCCCACTCCAAAAATGTCTTCTGATGAGATGTAACCACCTCCACTTGGTTGTTCTACTGGTGCCTCTGAAAAACCTAAGTCTTCTGATGTAATGATATTATCTGGCATATTATTTTATTTTACTGGTTTCCAACCTAAATTAGGTCCTTTCCACTCCATTAGTTGATCTTTATATTTTCCTTTTGTCGCTGTGTGCTGGTACCCTATATATAAACCACCATATAAATCCACGTCAGCTTGTCTTACGTTTACTAAATTATATAATTGACCCCTTATTTGTTCTATTGACGCGTTAGGATCTATTTTTGTAGTTTTGTCTTGGGCATCGAAGATTTTAAAAACCCCATTTTCCTCCGTGATATCACGTCTTAACTTGGAATCTATATTTAAACCCCATAAGGCTTCCATTGTTATCTTTTTAGGGTTTGCTATCAATTGGTTTACTTTGTTTACGTTAGCTCTACTTTCTAGAACGTAATCTTGTGGTTGCGTTACGTTTTTGTTATTTATTTTTTGTTGGTATTCTCCAAAAGCAGTGGTATTACCATCAATAACAACATTTTTAAAATATTCTGCTAATACTGTTTTAAGTTGATTACTATTTTTATTATCAAACATCCATTCGGTATCATATTCACCATCCGTTGCGGTCATACCAATTTTCTTATAAAGATTTGGATCAAGATTTCCACTCGCAAATTGCTGTCGAAAAGTTTCAGATCGATTATCTCCAACTAAATCTGTGGTTGCTAACACTTGTAGGTCGCTAGCACTAGAACGTTTAAGACCAGCAAACATATTGGTGTAAGCATCGTCGGGATTCATTTTAATACCTTTACTACCGTTGCTACGACCGCTATTAAATGCTTTAAAAATAAACTCCTCTTCTTCAGAGGCATCAACATTCCATTTGCCGGCCTTGTCTTTATAGTTGTAAGATTTGTTATTAATAGTAAAACCTAAATCACCATTTTCACCTACTTGCATTTCAGCATTGTTAGTAAATGCGTTGGTAAAAAACCCCTCTTTATCATAAGTTTCAACGCTTGCTAGTTGATTTTCGTCAAAAGCAGTTCTAAATTCCATTTTATCCTCATCAAATGTTTTTATTTGATCGTTTAAATTTATTAAAGAAAACTTAACAGCCTCCATTTGATCTTTTACACCTCTATCTTTCGTTTTGTCCCAAATCTCAGCTAATCTATTAAACTCATCTCTTTGCTTATTTAAAAAACTAGTAATTATTTGTTTATTAGCAGGGTCTTGTATTAAGTTAACATTGCCCATACCGGGCAAACTAGCTTCGTAGGCTTCCATTCTAGCATCTCTCTCTTCATTAGCCTTTTGTATTTCCCCAAACACAGCTCCAAAGCCCTGTCCAAAAGCCCCGCTGGCATTTGTTAAACCAACTTCTGAAGCTGCTACTTGAGCTTCACCCGCTATTAAACCCGTATTAGGACTGTATGATAATTTTGGTTGTTCTTTTTTTGCCATATTGTTATTTTTATTATGCGACTTCGACCCCAAGAGCTTCCGTTAATTTGTTTTTCCCAAACGCCCCAGTTGCGAAGCCAGCTGTTAAACCACCAATGCCACCATATAATTGAGCTTGACCTTGTGCTGCGGCTTGGTTTGCACCAGCTAATCTCTGTTGGCTCATGCCAAACATTGTTCCAGTTTTTTGCCAATCTAATGCTCTAGCTTGTGATTCACCATATAATCTCGTTTGTTGAGCTTGGAATTCGCCAGCTCTATCTAATTGTTGTAGTTTACCAGCCATATCTCTTTCCGCGGCTTGGTTTGCGGCTTCTTGTTGACCTATCGACGCTGACATTTGCGCTGCTTGTTGTGTTTGTTGATTTGCTAATGATTGTGCTAGCGCAGCTATACCACTTCCACCCGCGGCCTGCCTAAATCCACCAAGTATATCAGCTCTAGCCTGAGAACCTTGTTGAGCCATAAAATCTGCTTGCTGAGTGTTAACACGTAGATCTTCCATTGTGTTTTCCATGTCGGCATACGGGTTTGTAACATCAGCATATATATTGCTGGTATCTAAACCTTCATAAGCCGCTCTCATTTCTTCATACCGCGCCTTGGCCTCTCTTTGCTGTCTTCTTCTTTTCTTTCTACCAAAAAGACCACTAAGTAAACTAGCGCCCGCCCCAATTAAAGCTTGTGTTGTTACTGGATCCATATTATATTTTTTTAATTGTTTTTACTTTATTATTATCACAGTTTTCACTGTTTTTTTACTTTAAGTTATAGAGAGTAGTTTCTCTAAATCGAAATATATACTTTGATTTGCCGTGCCTGCTTTTAGTATTTCTATATTACCAGTTATTGTCGCTATTTGGCCGGCGCCCTCAAAGTTTAAGGTTGCCCCACTTTCTATAGTTTGTGCAGCGCTCAGTGTTAGGTTGCCATTTCCACTTGTTGCGCTTCTAGCTGTAACAGTTGGCGCGGCGGAAGAAGCGTCTATACCTATGCCACTAACAGTGCTATTATTTGTTAGTATACCTTTTACCTCTGTGACCGGTACTGTCGTGCTACTATTAACAGCTGCTGTTGTAGTAGTTGTCACCGTGGTCAACTCAATAGCTAAATCCGTAAACTTAACGTCATAATTATAAAAGTTATTTACCTGGCCTTCACCGTTGGCGTATATCGTTATTGAATCGTCAGCTAACCCTGCTAACTGTGGACTACTAAATACGATATTACCCAACTGCGCCGTTACCAGTCCTTTGCTTATTGTTGGTTTTTGACCTTTAGTATCTTTAAATGGAGCTTTATTTTTTACAATTATCTGTTCGTTTTCAGTGCCCTCAAACATGGTCACACTATCTTCGTAATCAGACACTGTAGCTCCACTTGTAACGTTTGTTCCTTTTACAATCATGCCCTCTTGAATATTTTCAATATTATTAATTGGCCACTGTTTATATCTTTTATGATAAAAATATAGATTTGTATCAGCACTCACGCTAATAGCACTAGAAGCGGTAAATTGATTTGACGCTAGCCCACCACCACTAATAGCCGAAACAGTAATTATACTAGAAAAATCTAAACCATCACTACTTGTAAGTCTAACCCTATCACCAATAACAAGACCGATATCCTCGATTGTAGTCGCCATAGTAACTGTTACAGAACTAGATGTGGCTGTGCTGCCATGTGTTTTAGTTGTTATATCTAAAGTAGAATATTCGCTTTCTCCTGGTAGTAACTCTGGGGAGGAGCCAACTGTAAAAGTGTTGTAAGATATTATATCACCCGCACTAGGTTGTTTTAGTATTTTGTAAGCTTTGGATGCGGTAGTAACGACCGATTTTACGGTAAAGCTAGCTTTTGTTAACCCCCTTCCCCTTGGGATAGTTATAGTTTCATTTACATGTCCGGTTCCAGTGCTTTCAATAGTACCATTTAATGAGTGCTTACCTATTGTTAGTTCTACATCTGTATATTGATATATCACCTTCTGCATCATTAAAGAATTAGATCCCACAGAAGAATTTAGATCCATACTACCGTCAGCAAATCTCACCTCCTTATACGTAGTGTGTTTAGTCCCAGGTCTTGCATGTAAATAAATATCATACTGATCATCAGAACCCGTTACGCTTGGAAATTGTATATTGCCATTATAAATTCTACCTACTACAACATCATCTAGAGACGTTTGTGTGGCTTGGAAAGTATTTGTGTAAAAATTATAATAATAACCAGTTGTAGTATCTTTTATTTTTAAAATAAACTCAGCACCGCTATCAGCTATAATAGAAAAAGCTCTGTTTTCACCCGCTTCCTGTATATCGGATAAATCCAAATTAAATTTTTTTATAATTTTATCCATTTTATTATTTTATTTATTTACTACTTTCGGTTATTTCAGAACTAACTGAGAATAATTCAGCTTCTATATTAGAGTTGTTTTTAAATCTAGCGCTAGCGTAATAACCAGATAAACCATTCATATTAATAACTTGATTTTTAACAAACATAGCGTAATCGCTTTCTGATGGTAATGTCCCGCTGTCATCTACTGTTATAATATTGCCATTCACACCCGTAATCACTCCAGCCTTTTGTAATTGATCAGATTCTAGCCGTATAAAACCAAATGTTCCACCCGTCACAGCTTTTTGAATAGAAGCTTTCATTGTGCCTGAATTAGTGTCTCTAGCAAATAAATCTGGTTTCGCAGCAACACTAGCAACAAAAAATTTCGTTACTCTAGCGTCCCCATTCGTGTCTACATCGTTCTCATCAACTCTAATAGTGCTACCCAAACCACCGCTGCTACTAAATCCTAAACTACCCGTGCCGTTGTAATCACTAACTTCTAAAGTAGCAAAATAAGTTTCACCAACAACTAGGTGTTCTGTTGTTAAATTATTAAAGAAATTAATCCCCGAGGGAACATTAATATCAGTTAAACCATTCCAAACTACAGTGTCATCAGCGGCAATTACAAAGCCTTGGTCAGATCCCATGCTTGTATTTCCTATCAAATTATAATAATCTATATTGTAACCAGATGAAAACACGTTCATGTCTAATATACTATCTTCTAATACTTGTGATGGTTGTTCGTAATAAATAATATCTCCAACCTGGAGAGAAGCGTTTAAATCTCCATTTATAGTTATATCATTGCTATCTACACCTTGAACCATCCCCAGGCCTTGAATATCAAACGACCCAAAGTCAGTATCAGAACCAATCGCTGATTCAACTCCTTTTATATAGTTGAACCATTTACCTTCTTTTTCTATAAATTCAGATAAACTACCTTTTTCTTTATTTGTCTCAATATTACTAACGAACCAACCGTCTGTTGGAGTAGAATTAAATAGGTTAGAACCAATCGCGTGAATACTTTCTTCTTGGAGTTGCGTTGTTATAACATCTCCAACTTCAAAGTCCCCTGGCTCAGTACCTGTGTTATACCGCCCGTGTCCTTTTGTTGGGCCTCCAGAAGTTGAAGCAGGAAATAACGAGTTACTAGAAGTGTTATCCCAGATTTTCACTAACCCCGCGCGTATAAGTATACTATTACGGTATTGCTTTACTTCAACAGTTGTAGTATGCCAATTTGAATTATCTAATAACGCGTCCATATCCGACACTTCAAAGAAGAAATATTTACCATCAATAGACGAGCCATCAGCGTGTTCTATTCCTGTTACCTCTACTCTTTTGATACCTTCAACTCTAGATTGACTACCTTCATAATCTAAAGTGTGATATGATTTTATACTACTAGGCATGTCGTTTAACAACACATCCACATGTGATTCTGTAAAACTATCATAAAAAGTATTTCTATCTACACCCTCGTCATGGTGTTTATAAAGCTTACCATCTTTCAATGTAAAATAATCATTTGCACAACTAATGGCATTGTCAGGCACAAAAGATTTAAAACTAACCCAACCTCTTATGTCTTCTTTAAACGAAACTGTAGTGCCCGTGGTTGGTAGCGTTAAGTTGTATTCATCTTTTTTATCATCATAACTACCAATTAATAAATCGTTATTTTTAAGATTATCTTTAAAGTAATCTTTCATGCCAGCATCGGATATAGGTGTCAACCCATCTTTTGATAATCTCATTACAGCGCCTCTAACTTTATCTGTAAAATAAGCTCTATAAGATTCAGACGCAAACGACTCTGGATTGCTTGATATACCATACTCACCTACAAAAGGTCTAGATTGCCCTAAAACTCTATTTGTAGCAGTCAACTGAGGACTACCGTCTGCTTCAAAAACAGCGTCTTTATCTGCTAGTATTTGTACTACTTTATCTTCACATAACGCTATTAAATCAGAATCTCTAGAGTGTAGTTTTTGAATACTACCATATACAGGGTTTAGATCTTTAGTTATTTTTTCTGCGGCTATAAATTGGTTTAAATTATTAATACCGCCAATACTGTTGTAAAGCCCGGAGTATATTAATCCACTTTTTCTACGATCTAATCTATAATCCTCTTCATCTTCTAATGTTGTAGATACTCTAGCCCCATTGTCAATAAATGGTAAATTAAAAGTATCTCTAATCCTATTTGATTCTACACCGTTACCAAAAGAAAAGCAATTGTGCCAATTTAGAGTGTATTTTTTATTGTATAGTTCTTCACCTATAAAAAACTTAGTAGCATTAGCATCAGAACCCTCCCAACCAGTCACTACAACATTTACAGAGCTACCGTCGGGTTTCGCAATGCGCAGGGTAGATTGCTCGACTATATAAGGCGCTCCGACGAACGGATCTGGTAGTTCTATTTTCGACCCAAGTATCATGTACCAACCGCTCTGAGCGTTTGCACTCATTGGTTCGTTATATGGGATAAAGCCAACACTAGCAACTAATGTTCCTTCTGAAATACTAGCGGAATTCCCAGTGTGGGTCACAGTTGAGCCAATGGGGATTGCTAAATGCTTAGTGTCATCTTCTAATTTAACAGGATTTAAGCCACTAGCCTCGTAATATACATCTAAAGGTGTATTTTCTTTTGGCTCTGTTTCCCATATTGCTGGATTGTCAGGCAGAACGCTATCCGCTTCAACCTCTTCTAAAAACTCAATACTATAACCAAGCGCGTATAGACCTGGGTTTGTTAAACCGTATGTAGGAGCATTTTGCTCATTTATTCTATTAGCAGAAAATTGACTATAACCATTCATTTTTGCTTGCTTAAATACCATTGACTGACTAACCGTTGGTGCAGTAGCAAATATTAAATGGGTGCTTTGCAGTAACTTAGAATATCCTGTTAAATGAATATTATACTTAGTAGCGGTTTGTTTTTCGATTTTCCATATTGCTAGATACTCTTTGTTGCTCGTGCCATCGTATGTAGTACCACCATCGCTATGGCTAACCAATATCATTCCTTCTTTTATTGGCCAAGAGCCTCTAGTGGGATCAATTCCAATTGGACTTGCAACAGAAACAATAAGGTTTCCGTGAGTATTAGTGGGTGCAAAAGCACTATGATCTATCGTTATTTCTAAACCACCAGTTATAGGGCCCGCAGTCCCTGTTGGCACCCAGTTCATTTGCCCATCGTTGTTTGGGTTTTTAACTCTTAAATCCCAATTTCTGGTGAAGTTTGGAGATAGTTGAGCAATTTGTAAATTCCAACTATAGCCACTAGACCAAGGGTAAACGCCACTAACATGTCCTTGTGTTTCATCAGTAGGGTTACCATCATTAAACCTAAGCAGTTGACTATCCACTTTGGACTGCACCGTATATACTGTTTGTTCTGGGTCATCTCTAAATCTAAACTTTTTACTCGAATTAAATTGACCAACTAAACTCTTTGTAGCGTCGTCTTGGTAATATGAATTACCACCATCATACCCAACGTTGAAAAAATTATCAATAGACTGTTCATTTGAAGTTGATACGTCATCGTGGTATATACCGCCAATAGCAATGCTCAATGTGGCTTGGGGTGAGCCCGCTGCATAGTTCGATATACCACTTTTATTTCCATTTGATTGGCTGACATAGCCCCAATGTAAACTATTATAGTTAGTGCTTCTAGATCCAAAGTATTTATGAGCGTCAATAAACCAAACTTCTTCTTCGTCTGGATCTTGATTTGGATATTTATCTGCCTGTTTTAAGTTGGTGTATTGTCTATAGTGCGGATTATTGTTCCAAGCACCGTCCCAGTAATTTGCCCCTCCACAAGTGTAGTCTAGAAACTCATTTTTCCAATGATCACCTAATCCAAAACGATATTGCCCAATAGGCTGTGGATTACCATTATCATCATTATGCTCCACAGAGCTAGGTGGGTATTTGTAGTTTCTAAAAAAAGGCGCTAATCTGCCAAAAGTATTTGACGCACCGTTGGTATTAGTGCTTTCATACATATTAGCTACCTCGCCTATAGCAGCGTTATTACCTAGTCCAGTTATAGCGGCTGAGTGGATGGCATTGTGATTAGTAAAGGGACTTAGGTAATATAATTTTTTACTAACAACAACCTTGTAGTCGGTGGCGCTTTGATTGGTGCTCACATTACTTTTAAAGATACTGTCTTGTACTATTTTAACAAAAAATCTACCATCAAATTCTGGTGAGTTTTCTTTTTTGTATTTATATACCCTCACTATCGTGTTATCTAATATTTCGGTACCATCATTAATAAAATCAACGTCATCACCAAGTTGCTTGTCTAGTTTTATAATATAAACAGGGTTGCTAGTCGTTTGATGTCTCCAATTGGTATCAATTTTACTTATTCTATATCGCTGAGAAATAGAGGACGATGTTAAGTTGGTAAACTCTACGTAATGTACGCTACCGTCATCAACTAAATCCAAATTTGATCCACTACTGTTTCTAAAAGGCTCGTATTTTAGTTTAAATTCTTTAACACCTGGAATCGGCGTACCCGCAAGAGTGCTACCAAATAAATCTGTAGAACTAGCACTTTCAACGTGCATGTTTTCAGCTATTACGGTTTTTTTAGTTTTAATAAAGTCGGGCGCTTCGTTTTCTATAGCTATAACTTTATATCTAGCCGGATCTCCAACTAAACTGCTAGAATCAATACCTTTTTTCAATATTAGATAAGAGTCTATATCAATCTTATTTACATCAGACGAAGGAAAAGACACCCAAACATGCCCATCTTCTGCTTTCCAAAATCTATCCATCGCCATGTTATAATATTCTCCAGAAGTCTCTTTAACAAAAAATTTAAAGAACTTAGCGTCTTTCATAAAATCGTTATTGTTTAAAACAACACTTATTTTATTTGCTTTGTCGGCTAGTTCTTTACTGGCTCTTTTAGCGTCAGATGTATTTTGAACTTGACCAGCAACAACAGGTGTTTCTCTACCATACTGATCAACAAACGTTATGCCAACCTGATAATCTCTAGACGATTTAATAGACGGTTTTACCTTACTACCAACTGTCTCGCTTTCAAAATCAACAGTAATATTTGACTCATACTCATTATCGCTGTTGTCTAGTAAGTCATAGCCCTGCTCGTAGTTAGCGTATACAATTCTACTACCTGTCACGTCCTGAGCTAAAGCTTTTTTAGGCACGTTATCCCAAGGCCTCAATAATTGGTTAGATGGAACGGCTCTATTAACAGCTTCTGACGTCACACTGTACATACTGTTCCAGTTTGCTTGCTTTATAGAGTCTAAAACATAAACATTTGGCGATTTTTCTTCTTTATATAAAACGTCTATAAGCGTAACGCCATCTGGAACAATATTAGTCCCAGGGTACACGTTAACGCTATTAAGTCTATTAGTCATTCCAACGTTGTGACCTTTAATAGGGTCATAATCAAATGAGCCTGGTAAAAATGCCACTGAAGTAAAGGGAGAAAAAGCAGAGTACTCACCGTCTTGATATTTGTATCTTGTAGCGAATCTAGGGAACTTAAACTCATAAAGCTTGTCACCTGTTTCTTGTTTGTCAATAGCATACTTTAGTTCTGTATCACCATCTTGAACTATAGGTGGGATGCCTTCTATATCTAGTACCTCAAACCTAACTCTAGCATTTGTAGCATCTAGATTTTCTATAGAAACAGAATCAATATTACCTACAAAACCTATACTAGTACTACTGTTTGTGAAAAAGAAGTTTTCAGCAAATTGGTTCCAATTATGTACAGTAGCTCCTACATTTATGTCTGTTGTGATATCAAAAACATGGGTTCCATTAGTGGTCATATTACCAGTCTTCCACGCGTAGTTCCAACCGCCATTATTTGTTTGGGAAGATACAATATAAAGCCGTAGCTGACCTTCTGTAACTCCAGATAATTCAACTGTAACTCTGTATGTCTTTGGCGTGCCGCCATCATCCCAGTTAGGCTGGTTGTTGCTAGCATCTCTAATATACTTAAAAACTTTCCAACTAGTAGTGCTGGATGTAGGAAAGTTCCACTCTACTCTATTAAGAGCGCTATTATATGTAATACCGGCAGCAGACCCACCAGAAGCGTCGAACCTCTCAGGCCAAGTTCCAGTAGCATCGGGCGTGATAAAATCACCATTTATAGCCTCTTCACTTCTACTGTCAGTAAACCTATTTTCATTACTATTATTAAATTTTTCAGCTACTCTAGCTTTTATAGTGTAATTTGTTATTGGTAACGTTGGGGCTTGATCATCTATAAACTCCTTAAACAAGACAGTGTCACCATCATTCCACTCTAAAGTAAAATCACTTTCACCGTTTATATCAGTTTCTATTTCAGTTTGAAAACTATCACCAATCCTTAATCCAGAAAAATCATACCTAGTTTGAACTTGATTGGCGCTAAAATTAAATGATGATTCATTATTGGCATTACCCCCAGTAAATGGCCCTGTGATACGCATTACGCCAGTATAAGTTTTATCCTCGTCCCTTTCTGATATTAATTCTATTTTAGGTGCTGATAAAGGCGCTTGCTTAATAACAGTAATATGCTTTTCTTCTATAGGTGTAGAAACGCTAGTCTTTTCGTTAATAAAATCTGTGTGAGTTAGGCCACCGGAATTGGTACCATTGATTGATCTTGGAATATTGATCTTTTTTGGCTCGGAATAATTGTCTGTCCAAAATAACATACCGTCAATTATATTAACGCCAGTTATATAATAAGTGGGGTCGTTAGTCCTGCCATTTTTAAAGTTTAACACATCACCACTTGTGTCAACTAATACTGGACTTATGCTATTGTCTTTTACATTATGTTGAATTATAACATCGCCTTTGTAAGAAGATTGGCCATTAACAATAAAATAATATAAAGTATCGTTTTTTTCGTCCGCTACAGAACCAACACAGTAAGCATCATTTTCAATAAAATCTTGCCCTGAAACTAAAGAGTTACCTAATATATTTTGAACGGTACCAACCTCAGAGCCTTCTGACGTTGACACTTGTACGTTCATCGCGTCTCTATATTCACCGTTTGGAACAAGCCTCTCGTCAAGATCCTTGTTCATCTTACCAGCGGTAAACTGGTGTTTTATCTCAGGCATATACTAGTGTTTTATTTGCTTAGATTTACCTCTAAGTATTTGAGTTAATTCTTCTAATTTAATATTAGATAATCTTAATTTTGCTTGCCTTACAGCTGCAAATTTTTCTTTTTTAAATCTTGGCGCTAATTGTTGGTGGATTGGCAAAGAAGATGTAGATAGTATAGAGTGCGCTATAAATTTATACATTGCTTCTTCTGCAAATTTATGAACCTGCATTTCAGCATCAGTACCAAGGCTGTCACTTATATAATCTAAGATCACAGTTTTTCCTGAAATATTAGAGCTAAAGTGTATTTTTCCTGACATGTTATCTATATAAAAAGATCCATTAGCTTGGGCATGTTGAGGGTCTAATCCAAATCTTGATCCTTCAGCCGGCCAGTAAGTATCATCCTCGTAATCATCATTATTATTTTCAGATGGTGTTGTTGATTTGTAATTTGCCCAGGTCGTAGTATCTTTATCCGGATCTACAAATGTTATTTCACCAGCCGTTACCGCTGTCGTATCGAGCACAGAACTAGAGACGATAATGGTTGTTCCGTCAATATTAACCACCGTTGTTCCAACTGTAAAATGATCATGAGAAACTAACATACCAACTTTTATATCTGCTATGTCAGCGGCGGCGCTGGCTGTTATTTTATCAAGGGGATAACCCGAGGCATTCCAAGTTAAGTTTTCAACTATATAGGAAGATTTTTGTGGTAATATTAAAGACCCATCTTCAGCTGTAAAAGTTAAAGTTGCATTTGTTAAGCTTTCCGTTGGAAAAAAATCAGTACTAGTATCGTTGTCATTGTCTATAGTTATAATCGTAATACCGCCCAAGTTTGATGTAGCAGTAACAACGGCCCCACTTGGTACATAAGGACCAGTCACCGCCATACCAACTAATATGTCTTTATATTCATCATCTAAAGTAATACTACTTGACGAGTCGCTCAACGTTCCAACCGCTTGTAATACAAAATCACCCACAGAATCTTGCAATGGGGCCGAAGATGGATTTGAAGTTTTACTTGTAGGATATAATAAGTGTTTAATACCAGCAGAGTCCACCCAACTAATTTTAGTATAGTTTACGTAGTCTTGTGGCAACGTCATTTGTAATGTAGCGGGAACTGTGATTTCTTGTGCTTTTACAGATTTTAAAGTGTCAAAAGATAATTCTTGTAAAGCTCTTTGAGCGTGAAAAGCGATATCAGCTCTTTTTATTTTTGATATTATTTTGTTCTCACCAACATAAGCAATTTCAAATTGAGTTATAATATCGTCTAAAGAAGTAAATTGATAACCACCAAATGTATTCGATTCATAATATTGTCTCTGCGTAGTACCGTCTAATAATCCCATTTATTTATTGTTTTTCTTGTTGAATTTGAGCGCCTTGAAGTCCAGCCGCAACCTGTGTTAATTGTGGTTTTTCTATAGCAACACCAGCTAGCGCTAGTATTCTATATACCAGTTCTATTTCCTCTGAGCCATGTAGTTCAAAGTCAACAGCACTAGTTGCATTATATAACGGTTTATCATTTACAACTACATAAGACCAGTTTGGTTTTAATGGTTTTTGTATATAACTAATAAGAACACGATCTGTAAATATATACTCTTGATTATCAGCATCCCAAACTGCATCTTCTGGGTTAGGGTATACTTTTAGCGCTTGAGGATTTGTAGAGCCCTTGTATCTCGTGTATACTGGTCTTTTTTTAGACCAAGTGGCTAAAGGCGCTGTGCCATATTTATTTAATTCATTAAGTTGTACTTCTTCAGCTACTACAAAAACACTATTAGCAACGTAATCAACTCTTACCATCTCTAATCTATACAGATTATCAATCTCCGACATCATAACATTTCCAAGACCACCTTCCACCCTAACGTTTTGATCGTATCTTTCAAAAATACTAATTTTCTCTTCAATATTGGTAACCACATCCGAGTGGCCAGTGTTATTACCAGGTAATCTTATAAATTGATTAATATCGTAAAAATATTGCTCAAAGATTTCCATCTGAGCATGGTCGGCAAATAAGTTAAACTCCTGAGGAGTTATATACCCTCTTTGTTCTTTGTTGGCTAATGCCAAAACTTTTTGATATACTCTATCTATACTTACCATAATTTCTTTTTGTTTGTATTTGCAATCGCCCCGTAGAGCGACTGCATCTACAAGTGATTATTATTTTAATCGTTTTTCAATATTGGAGTAAATCTCCATTCCTTCGTCAGTTTTAAACCAAGCAGCTAAAGCTGAGTAAGGGTGTTCGTCAAAAGGAACATTCATTAGTTTTCTATCATTAGATCCCCATGAAAAAGTTCTTTGATCTTGAGATAACTTAATTATCCCCATTTCCGTTGCTTTAATACCAAAGTTTCTTAAAACAACGTTTTCATCATTTACTAAATCTAAGAATAATCTAGGATTTCTTTTAGCATATAGTAACAAATCTCTTTTAAGCTCTTTAGAACTCATCTCTGATACTTTAGAACCAACCTCAACACGCATAACTGCCTCAGCCATATCTATATCTATAGATTGAGCAGCGTTTAATGCCGCTATTTCGGTTTCTAAATCACCAATCTCATCTATAGCCTCAGCTTCTTTATTGACTTCTTCAAAAAGCCTATCTTTTAAAGGATGATATAAGGATAATAACTGTTGTAGTGTTACTTTGTTTTTAGGTACAAATAAACTACCATTTCTAAAAACAATATGTTCTAGCCTCTGCTCTCCTTTCATCTCATCTACAAATACAGTTCTCTGATTGGACGTGTATTTTAACTCTCTTTCATAACCCGCCTCTTTGTCAAAATAGTAAATACCAGACGTTTTGATCGAATAACTTAATGGTGCTCTATCGTTTTTTAAAACATAGAGTCTATCTTTTATTTCCCAAGTATTTTTTTTTGGTTGTGGAACGTCCATAACTGGAGTTTTAATCTTTGGTTGTTTTACAACCGGTGGAGTTGTTTCCACCTCTGTATTGTCTACAGTTAATGTTTGATCAACGCTTTTTTCATTTTTAGTAAAAGCATCTTGCATTTTGTTAAAAATGCCTTTGTTTTCTTTTTTTGCCATAATATAATATATAATAAAATTAATAAAAATAAAGGGACTGGGAAATTAATCCCAGTCTCTTTAAAATAATTGTGCTTAGTTCATTAACATGAAATTGTTTGCACCTTGAACCACTAAGCATCTTTCAGATAAATAGTGTACTTCCATTGCATCTAGATCAGATGTTACAGCTCCAACCGCTCCTGTTACCCAAGTTTTCATTTTTCTTGATTCAGTTTGCGAAGCTCTATATCTAACATGTAAGAATGGACGTTTTAGGTTTTTACCTAAAGTTTGATCGTATACAGACGATACACCCGCTGGAATTATAGCCCCACGAATATTACTAACAGTATCAATCATACCACCTCTAGCAGCTGCATCGTTTAGATATTTCCAGTCAGACTTATAGAAGTCATAAGAACCTCTTCTGAAACCAGAGAAACCTAAGTTTAAAGCCATGTCTTCAGAGTTATTGAATACTCCGTAAGAAGTACCACCAGCCCCATAAGAATTCATAGAAGCTAACATGTCATCCATTGCTAAAGCAGTTGATCTATCAACAAACATCATGTTCTCCTCAATAGCGCCGTTTTTATCAAACTCAGCTAAGATAGCGTCAAATTCTGCTAAATCAGTAGCAGCATTAACACCAGTAACACCAGAAGTTTGATTACCTCTTGCTTCGATAGCAGCGAATAAACCTTCAGTACCAGTCATTGTACCACCAGTAGCTGAATCAGTATTAGTAACCGTAACAGTTGCTGATACAGACTCAAGCATTGCCATTTCTAAATAATCAGTAAATCTAGCTCTAGTATCACCTTCGGCTTTTAAGTACCATAAGTATCCATTCTGACCGTCTTCACCAGAAACTTCAACCCAACCAATTGCAGACGCATCAGATCCAGAGATCTCATACTTGTCTTTTAATATGATTGGTTTGTTGCTATAAGATTTGAACGTTGGCGCGTTAGCCCCGTCTCTTCCTGTAACACCTTTAACGTACTCAGAACCGTAAACTAATACACTAACGTTAGTTGTACTAGCAACACCAGCACCAGCGATATTCGCGTGAGTATAAGGTAATACTGCAATAGTATCAGCAGCCACGTCATTAACGAAAGCTCTAATAGTTGCATTAGCGTCTGAGATTAATACCATGTCACCTTTACGTATACCGTGTGTAGATACAGATGCAGAACCATCAGTTTCGTTAACAATAGTAATTGTATTAGTTGATACAGTACAATTTTTGTAATGTAAATGTAATCTACCTTGCTCAGACCAAACAACTTGGTCAGAGGCCATAGCTTCTTCAGCTCCAACTTGTGATAAGAAACCTGAGATAGTTCTGTTTCCAAAAATCTCTGCTTCTTTTTCCATCAAGTCTGGTAGGTATTGTTGCGACCAGTCATTCCCTGAGGAACCGTCAGCAAAGTCAATATATGCAGACGCAAGCGTCTGTTTTCTTGGCGATGGTGTCAATGCACCCGCCGTTACTCCTGTAATTGCCATTTTGTAATAATTTTAAATTTTTATTTATTTTTGTTTTTAATTTTAAACTTAAAATCAGAAGAATCTTCTCCTAGCACTTTGAACTTCAAACCACCTGCTTCAATCTTTCCATGAGCTTGTCTTGGATTCATATTAACATTTTTGGCCTTAGCAACACTATCTTTCATAGCATCAGCTTTTCCTTGTTCATAAAAGTGTTTTGCAACAGCGTCCGCATTCATCGCCGTGTATAGAGATTTGTGATAACCCTTAGCGTCTGTTAAAGCAGAATTCTTATCCAAAAACTTTTTGGTGAAATTACTTATATCGCTCTGGGTATTTTTAACCTCTTCGGCGTTGTTTACATTAAACCTGTATTTTTTATCACCGACGTTATATTCAAAACCTTTGAACTTGTCGTTGAAAACATTATTTGTTTTCTGTGTAAAAATGTCAGAGTTTGTTTTAACTGTTTTTTTAGTTGCTTCTGACTCCTTGTTGTATCTATTAAAGAAATCAACTGCTTTCTGCTGCTCACCCGTGAGCTTTGAACCAGCTTTAATTTCTTCATAGTATTTGGACTTTTGCCCGTCCAGATGGGCTCTAGCGCTGGCAACTTGCTCTTTTAGCGCTAATTTCTTTCTTCGTATATCTCTATCTTCATCAACTTCTTCGTCATAAGAGAACGAATCTTCCATAAGGAAGTTAATTTCTTCGTTATTTAAATGAGGTTTTGTTTGCTTGTAGTATTCGTATAATAGATTTTGATCATCTAATTTTGAATAATCTTGGTTAAGCTTTACATAGTCATTTAAATCTCCACCAGTTTCTTCCATAAAGTCCATTAACTTTTGGATATTCTCTGGTAATGGTTTACCGGTTTCTAAGTTTTCTTTAATAGCTTCTTCTGCTTCAGTAGCCATTTCTTCAACTTGCTCTTCAACTTCTTCTTCAGTAATTTCTTCTAATACTGGAGTTTCTTGTGTTTCAGCTTCCGGTTGTACTTCTTCTTGTTCTTGTGTGGGCTCGGCGTTTTCAGACCCTGCAACCACTCCGCTGTCGTCAGCGTTATCTTCTTTAGTTTCATTTTTCTCTTCTTTTGGTGTTGGTGGTTTGTTTAAATCTACTTTTATAACACTATCGTCACCAGCAGATTCAAATTTACTTTCATCAACTTGTTCAGTTGTTTCTTGGGTAGTCTCTTCAACTACTTGTTCATCTTTTTCTTCCATAATATAATATAATAATAATTAATAAATTTTAACTAGGGTCAAACGCGCCTAAATCAAATCCCCCGCCTAAGGTATCATTACCTGCGGATTCAAAGTTTTTAGGTGGTTTTCCACTATTTCTTTGTTCAATCATTTCTGATTGTTGTGTTGCTTGAATTTTTGTTCTCTCGTCTTTTCTATCTTCCTTTTGCTTTTCTCTATCTTTCATTCCATCAACTTCAACTCCTTTTAATTGCATGTTGTATTGGAATTCTAGGGCCATTAACTCTTTCTTCATGGCAACTTCTTGTTGCATTTTCTGAGCGTCAATTTGCGCTTTCATTTGCTCAAGTTGAGCCTTATTTTGTGTTAATGCTTGTTCTTTTTGAACTTCAGTCTGGGCAGCCGCTTGAGCTGCTTGAGCGTTAGATTGGGCTTGCGCTTGGATATTTTCTAATTGCAACTGTCTGTCTCTTTCTTGTTTCTTAGCTCTTCTTATCTTTAACAATTGGTTTGCTAGTTTAACATTTTTTATATCCCTAACATCAATAGCATCTTCAAGTTCTATGCTTTGTTGTTGCAGCGCCATTTGTATATTGTTTTCTAACATCATTTTTTCTTCTTCATCTGGCATTAAATCTATAAATATACCAAAGTCATATAAATGCAGATCTTGCATTTCTTCTAATGTAGCTACATTATGCACGCCTATCGCTTGAATAAAAGCGTCTTTAGTTGGAGAATACTCTATAATGTCCGAAACTCTAAGTGATAAACACTCTGCTGTTTCAGCAGTTAAATATAAACCAGCCTGCAGTATATGTCTAGTTGCTGTATTAGAATTAGCAGCAGCTAATTTTTGCACCCCCACTAAAGCATTTTTATCTGGCATACTACCGTCTCTAGCTTCGTTAAGTCCGGTTACGTCTCTTATCATTTGTAAGTAGTAATTATAATTACCTATAAGAGCTTGCATTTTGTTACCGCCAGATCCAGATGTTATTTCTTGAATAGGTACTTTACCAGGATTCATGTCGCCTTCACTTGTGAATGATCTACCTATAACACTACCAGTTTGAAAGAACATGTTTAATGCTTCTTGTGGATTGTAGTTAGTTCCATTACCCAAATCAACTTCTGCCAAACCATCTGCGTCTAAATAAACACCATCTGGCACCATTCTAGCCATTACTTGTTGTAATTTCAAATGAGTTAACTGTATCATATCAGCAAAACCAGTTATACGTTTCACTAATGAATCTATTTTTCCATTATACATTCTTGGCGCTACAATAGCATAGTTCATTTTTACTTTAGTAAAGTCACTTTTAGGACGCATCATATTAGATGCCATTTCCCATCTAAGTAGTTTGTCAGTGCCTAAAATCATAGCGCCGTCATATAGACACTCTACAGATCGCAGCATTCTACTATATCCACCCTCTTTTTCTTGTGGTGGATTAAACGTGTCGTCTTTAGGTATAATTTTATCAGCACCTGTTCCAGTTTCTTTCACTTTATACACTTCGTTCATGTACGATTTCCAGTTGAAATATAAAACTTGAATAGTATTATTGTCCTCCTTATCATAGGCATGTATAGAGTTGTAATTAGATCTGTTGTTGGGTTTGTTTTTCATTATATCCTCAAGATCAACTTCTGTTAAATGAGGAAATTGTTTTGCTAATTCATTTACAGGGATAGTTTTAACCTCACCAACATAATATATATCGTCAAAATAAGGTGACTCAGTGTAAGAATAGACCAAGTTGGCTGGATCTACATAATCTATAACAACACCCTCAGAGGTATTAAACGAGGTTTTAACAGCACCTATACCCAACACCGTTAGATCATAATAAAACTGCTTTTTAATTAATTCGTATTTATTACCTTCCATTAAAACATTTAAAGCTTGTTCTTCTGCTAATTCTACAGCCTGCTTGTAAGTTAACTGCATGTGTAATTCTAACTCTTCTTTTGTTTCAGGCAAAGTATCCTCATCATTCTCAGCTATAGATATTCCAAAGGCCTCTTTAGAAAATTCATTTAACTCTCTTGTTCTCATATCTGAAAGTATGGACTCCATATATTTTGTTCGCTTGGCAACACCATGTGGGTCTTGCGAGAACGCTTTTATGTCATAAGTTCTTTCAGCAATACCGTTCACAACTATATCCACAAATTTAGATATAATAGGTACTGGTTTCCAGTCTAAATTTAAATAGGACAAATCACCGTTTATAGATAATTCATCCTTGTATTTTTGAATTGATTGCTCGCCACGAGCGTACAACCTTAAACTATGAAAATTGTTTTGATTAGATTTATATCTATTAAGACTTCTATCATTATTAAACCACTCTTGCTCTATTGCTTTACCAACCTTTAAACCATAATCGTAGCTCAGCTTTTCAGCGTCACTTACAGTTTGATTTGGAAAATAACTATTGCCAGACTCTGCCATATATTTATTTTATTATTTGTGAATTAGTCCCAGTATTACTATACTTGGAAATGTTTATATTTAATTTAGGTTTTTCAACCTTAGCGTTTGGCGCATATAAATGCCTATTATTTGCCATAATAGCCAAACCAGAACTTATAGACGCATCATACTTCGTTCTTTTGTTTATATCGAACCTACTCCAATCATTTAACAAAGCATTGAAATACAAGTCTCCAAAAGTTCCATCTTGTTTCACGCCTACGTGATCTTGAATATACATCTCGATTGCTGCCGCGTGAGCTTGTTTTATATCCTCACTAGAGTTTGGTATTCCACCAACTTCTTTCTCCGCTACAGATAATTTATTCCATATTTTATCAGGTCGATTCATAGAAAAACCTCTATACCCTCTTCTTCTTAAATAGTATAATAATCTAGGTTTATTATTCTCCGCGAGTATTGGCATTCCATAAAACACTAACGCCATTAAAACATCTTCAAAGAATATTTCAGCCGTAGGTGGTCTTGATAAGTATTCTAAAAAGAAGCTATTCGCAGGAGCGTCCTCCATACTAAACCTGGTTAAGCCGTGTAGTGCTCCTTTAGATCCTTCTCCATCTACGGTTCCCGATATATCATAAGAGTCACAACCAAATGCCCCCATGTGTTCATTACCAGGATATTTTATACCATTTTTTAAAACCACTCTATTTTGTATGCTAGAAGGTGGAACCCAACTAACTTTAAATCTACCCTTTGGATCTGGATAGAATATCACTTGTGAATCTTTAATTCCATTGACCCATTGAAAATTACCTTGAGTAACTCCTAGGGTTCTAGACATTTCTTCGTTGTAATCTATCTGCTCGTATATCTTAACTAAGTTAAATATACTACCTTTTGATTCATCCCTAAACGCGTGCTCTGTAGTTCTTGGGAACTGTCTGTAGAATTCGTTTAAAGCATCTTGATCTCCTTTTAAGCCATCTACTTCATTTTGCCAACTATCTACTACTCCTATATCTATTAGTTCACCGTCTGGGGCAAACACATCTGTGTCAGGAGTAGTGAATACTGGAACTCCGTGCTCGTCAATAAATCCTTCGTAGTTCCACTCCATTGGGATAAACAAAGAGTATAAACCAGACTTTGTCTGACCATTTCTATTTCTTTTAGTGACGTCTGATGCATTGTATAGTTTTTTGAAGTTATCTCCACCTTTATCTAGGGCGTTGGAAGTTGACCCCATCATACACTTACCTATAATCCTACTACCTAATCTAAGACATGTTTTTGTAACACGCCAGTTGTTTAATATATTATCTGGTCTTTCCCATTTACCACTTTCATCATGTACTAATAATGCTAATTTTTCACCATCATAACTATTGTCACCTGTATTCTTCCAATCAATAGTAGTGTCTAACCCTTCAATTTCCTCCATGCCATCTGTAGCTGACATTTTCTTTCTTGTAAATTTACTAGCAGGCACTCTATAAGCAAGTTCGGATTTAGGACGATCCATACCATCTTGGACAGGTTTAAAAAAGAATGGATAGTTAATCGATATAGGAACAACTTTGTCTGTGAACATTTTTTTCGCATCTGAACCTGTTTTAGATAGTATCCCATATCTACTATCACTCGATATAGTGGCCAAATTAACTGTTTCTGCAGATGACATGAACGAAAACCCTGATCTTCTGTTCTTTAGATAACACATACCGTAACATCTTTTGTCTGCTTTACAAGCCTCCCAGAATATAAAGAACAATCTATTTGCGTCCCTAAAGTCTGGAGCTCCAACATCTATCTTGCTCCATTGCAAGTACATATAATGAGTTCCTACTATATAAGTTGGTTTACCATTGTTCATAAACCAAAACCCTTCGTCTCTTCTTTTAAACTCCTCGTCTATATAATCGTACCACTGATCTTTTTTCTCTTCAGGATAGTTTCTCCAATCAAATATATTCTTTAAACGAGATAATTCTTTAGGTTGTTCAAATTTTACCCATTTGTTTTTGGGGTGCACGTACACTCCTTTTGGTTCCAACGGCAAGCCAATTCGCAAACCTTGGATTTCAATGACTTCACCAATTTTTCCCGTCTTTGAGATAACAACAATATCATGTTCTTTATTATATCCATATTTCCATTTTTTACCTTTGTTAAGACGACTAATAGTCGTTTTTTTAATTGGTTCTATTATTTTAAATAAATCTTGCTCGTACATCACTTAGATCTTCCCTCTGCAAATCCTCTAAAAACTGTTTCCTTTTTCTCTTCAGGTTCCTTGCCTTCAAGCAAGTTCTCTTCTTCTTGGATTCTGTTAAGTATTTCAAATGCATCAAATATAGCTAGCTTTTTAGTAGCCGCAGCATTCTTTAATCTATCAGCTGATATATCGTCGTCAGAATCTACAATAGGCTCTTTAGCGACCTTAATCAGTTCTTCCACTGCTCTCTGCCCAGCTTGGATTATATTCTTCTTCGTCTCCTTGATATTCATATTTGATTGTAATAAAATTAGATAAAACTCTATATAGTCTTTCACCGTCAACTATAAATTCATATTGACTACTTGGTCTAAAACCAACTAAGTCATTTACTTCTACTGTACCGTCTGAATATTTAACAATACCTTGTAGAGGTTTTTCAGATTCAATATTAAATTGATCTATTGCTTTTAAAGGTTTTACAAAACAATAACCTTTTGGAGCTGTCCACTTATCTTTTCTTTTGTATAAAAATATTTGATCGTGGCTTATAAAATAAGTAGACTCATTAAA